TGGCTGGAGCATCTGCTGATGTGTCCTTAAATGGACTTGCAGATGTTTCCGTTGCTGCAGGAGCAGCACCTTCTTCGCCACCATTAAGCCAAGTCGCTAGAGCAGCTTTTAAGTCGTCATACGTACACTTTTTGTAAATATCAAAGATATCAGTTTGACCATTCATTACCATTTCAGCAACATTTTTATCTTCTGTTGCAGGTGTAACATTAGGCTTAACCATAATAGTTGTTTTTGGATATCTTTCACTTCCTTCTGGCGGAGTATAAGTAATAACTAAGTCACGACCTGATGATGGGTCTGTGATGTCGCCATAGTCAGGATCAGCAATAAATGTTAATAGCTCTTGGTAGACTTGTTTTCCGAATCCCCACATTTTAACGCCTTCTGATTCTTTTCCACGCACTAATACCGGTAGGTATGTACGCATTTTAGGCTCTAGCTTTTTTCCCAACTTCCAGTCGTCAGAGTTACCTGAAGATTTTAGTTGTTCTGCAAATTCAAGTACTGGATCTGGTTCACCAAAAGTAAGTGGTGATAGATAGTTACGCTTACCTAAATCATAGTGGAAGTATAGCTCCATAAATGGGTTATCTTTATTATGCTGGTAAGGCACTATTCGTAGTTGGTTTTTACCAGGTTCTGGTTTCCAAAGATTCGATGTTCTCTGGTTAGTTGTTTGAAGCTTATTTAGCTTGTTTCGGATTGCATTTAAATCAATTGCCATTGGTTCTCCTTTTAATTGTTAATAGACATGTAAATATAAGACATAACTTTTTAAATAAAAAATTATTTGTTGGTTAGTTTTCAAAATTTGTCATATAATCTTGAATAGATAATTCTTTTGCTTTAGATTCCACCATAATATCTAGTGGTAGCCCCCACGAGTTGATTTTGTCGTGGATGTAGTCTGAGTGAGCTTGCGGCTTTATTTTTGGATTATTTTCGTGCAAGGCTTTAGATTCTGAGTAGTGTACACATTGCTTGATGCCATCTGGCCAAGTTTTAGATGCTAAGTGTAGTGCAGCTTCTTCGGATAGATCCCCAGTGCAAAACTTGTGGTGGTGATAGTCGAAGACAATAGGTATGCCAATAACTTTATGTATACCATGGTACAAATCCATTACAGAATACATTGAAGCACGGTCGTCGTTTTCTATAGTAAGCCTAGCTTGTGCACCAGGACTAAGACGTTTAAAGCTTTCGCAGAAGCGAGCCATTGCTGCTATTTTGTCGCCATATGCGCCACCAACATGTATATTGATTTTTGCATAGTTGGATTGTGGTAGGCCCATTAGATCCATGACTTCCGCATGTTGGTTTAATTCGTGGATTGATTTGTCTACGACTGACGGGGATGGGGAAGCCAAGACCACAAATGGACCTGGATGGAATGATAGACGCTGATTGTATGATTTAGCCAGTGTGCCAGCACCTTTTAATATGTTTGATATTTTAGTGTAGTCTGGCAGATCTGATATTGCATACTCCGACATCCAAGGAAATATACCTGATGACATGCGAAATAGCTTGATACCATTTGCATGATTCCACTTTATAATTTCCACTAAGTCTTTTGAATTTTGCAATGCTAATTCAGATGCATACTGAATGCCTTTAGCGTTAAATGTTTTTTTGATCATTGACCGACTTGTAAATATACCCGACTTTCGGAGGTGGGTATTGATACATGCATATCCTAATTGTGTTTCCATATTATCCATTTTGTATACTACTAATATACGACTTATTTAGTAAAGACTACGATGTTAATCGTTAAAAAACGTTATTTCCAGAATAGTTGCACACAGATAATACCTGTTGACAATATCAAGGATGTTAGAGTTTTAAGGTTAATACCTTCGCTCATAAAGTAACTAGTTAGTAAGGCATATGCCACCATACCAAAACCAAAGCCTAAAAAACGGCCAGGCCATAATAGACCATCAAAATATTGATATGAATACTTAGTTGCTTGAATAAATAGATATGAAATAATTGAGCCCATACCGACTGCTAGTAGCAGGGGGTTGCGTTTGAACCATGGCCATAGAAATTGACCATTTACTTGGAACCAAATTAGGGTTTGTCCGCTGACGAACAGGCTTATAGCCAGTAAAAGTTTATGCATAATATTCAATCTTTAATTAGTACTTAGTAAATATAATAAATCTTTTGTGAATAAAAAAATTTATTTGGGGTTATTTTTTAATTGTTATTGAAGGGGGCCTTTAGGGAAAAAACCTTCTTCGGTAATTTTTTACAGATATAAATATCAGACTATTTACTTTGTATGCACCACTTTATGTATGTTGGTGTTTATACGTCGTAGTTCTTCGGAATTTGTTGTTAATAAACAGTTTTGATATTCATTCCAGTCTACCTGAAAAGTTGGGTCTAACTCATTTCCATTTACCGATCTGATTAGCGTATTTAGGGCATTGATTGTGTATAGGGTATTGGTGTGCCTTTTCCTATGTAGAGATATTGTACTGCCAAGAATATTGAAATCTACAGCAGAAGTTACATTGTACGTGCACATGTAATCATACTGTTTATCTGCATTTTCTAAGACAAATATTTTACCATATAGCACATCATAATTTTCAGTGATTGAATCTAGAGTCTGATCTAAACTTTCCCCGAAGGTAAATGTGCATAGGAGTTGGGATTTCATTCAAAGCTCCAAAGAGATTTATACTTTGGGTCTTCTAAAACTTCTGATGGCATTTTTACTTTGTCTCTAATAAATTTTACAAACTCATCTTTTTGGTTTTTACCATTAAACTTTCCATTAACTAAATTACCATTAGCATCTCTTTTATTTACAAATGTTCTAGCTTCTTGCCAAGCGGTTTTATATTTTTGGCGTTCTTTAGGTGGAGCACTTGCTATTGCAAGGGCAAACCCTTTGTAGAAATTATCACCTGCTATAGTGGAAGTTCTTCGGCCTCCTTCTGCTGCAATGTTCCCAGCCAATCCCATTGCATTTATTACTCGCTTGCCTATTTTAGATTCAATAGCACTAGCTTTCTTTTTGTCTTTTTTATCTATTAACTGTTCCTTTAGGGTATTTCTAGTAGATTCAAATTCTGCTTCTTCGAAGTCAAATTCTGCTTGTAAAGATTTTCTTGTAACATTTTTTCCCAAATTAGCACTAGAGATTTTTGGAGTTCCTAGATTTGTTAGATTAATCTTAGGCTTTTGGTCGTCTGGTAAAGCCTCATATTCTGATTGGCTTATAGTGTCTGAGCCACCTTGAATATCAAATTGAACTTCTTCCATCAGCCTTAATGCTGTTTGTTCTGTACGAGGTTGCATTGTATTAACTTTTTTAACCCCTGATTCCATTGCTTCAAAATCTTCTTTAGATTTGTTTTTTAATGGATCAACTTTGGTTTCAAAAAAGGATTTCATACTTAGGTCTGACTTTTGTTGATTTGCTCTTGATGACGTTATTAAAAAATTAGCATCGTTTTCTCTATCGTCATAATGTTGTTTAGGGTCACCATCGTCAGTATTGTTTAATCCAACAGCATGTTCTAAGTCCATAGATTCAATATCTAGAGGCATTCCTGTGTAAGCACAAACACCTCCCTGTTCTAAATAAACTCTCCAGATAACTTTAGCTCTAGCTTCATTTCCGACTCTTCCTCTAACGATTAACGGTTTGTCATTATCGTCTTTTTTAATGTTTGGATCATTTACATCGGAAGTTGTAGTTCCATCTTCCTTTTCATAGCCAAGAAAATGGCCATTTCCTACATTTTTGCCACCGTCGCCGGCACCCTTTAAATAGCTTTGTAATTTCGGAGGTAAAGTATCAAAAGATTCACTTACAAATTCTTCAGTAACTTTATTTTTTCGGATTGCTCTAACACCTTTTTCTACTGTTTTTGGATCGCCGTCACCATAAAGCTCAAGTAGATTTTCTTTATTAAGATTTAGCTGGTCTCTATCACCCATACCGAAATTGTTTTTACCAAAGCCAGCATTATCCCTGGCTCCATAAGTTTGGCCTATGGCCATTAAAAGCACCGCCTTTTCTTTCATTGAGCCTTCTAATGTATCTACTGATGCTAAAGCCTCTCTTACCTCTTTGCCTCGTTTAGAATCTTCTTTTGCGTCAGTTTCCATTTCAGACCTAACTTCTTTGCTGGTTATTCTGGATTCTTTATCCATACTGCTAATATTAGAAATTGCTTTCTTAAGCTTTGTTATTTTGTCTGGCTTTTCGGTATTGTCGTCAGGGTCTTTCTTTTCAGGCTCATCCTTAGATTTTTTTGGAGAGTCTTCAGGGCTTGACCCGTATGGTTTTCCCACTCTGCCAAGACCCCTATTTTGAGAATTATCAACGTAGGTTCGTTCTTCTGTAAGGGTTTCTATTAATTCATTAATAGCAGGAGTCGTCCACTTATGCATAGTCAAGACCACTCTTAATTCTTGTAGATGCTCTGGGTTGTTGAAGTCTGGAGTTCCATCTTCTAGTCTCCAACAAAGTTCTGTTATTATTCTATTAAAATCCATAGGCATTTCCTTATATTATAAATATCATTTCACAAAGCCAAAGGTCTCATGGCATCATAATTCTTACCATACTTTGATTTGGTTGGTAGGCCCATCAGGGCTTTTAGTTCGAACAATAGAGATTTGCCATCTTCAGGGGCAACGTCAAACAAAAATGAATCGTAGGTATATAGAACCAATTTGGTTTTACGATCTTTTAATAGTGCTTGAATTTTTTCCATAACTTCGATATTTTTTTCGGTCTCATAGGCTTGGATTAAATAATTAAATAATTTCTGAGGAGACATGTCCTCGTAATTCTTTTTATAAAACCTTCTACCAAAGATCGGGGTCTCGATGTAGCCCCTCTCATTATAATTATCCCATAATTCAAAAATATAGGTCTTAGTCTTCTTAAAGTATTCTATGTTCTCAAACTCCTTCGGTATACCTCCATAGAGCACCCTAAACGAGATCCTTTTCGACTCTTCATATTCCTCATTGGTCAAGTTATTAGTGTCAAAGTACATTTTTCCAAGATGAGAGTGAACTGAGGGTTCTGAGAATTCATAGTCGATAAGTCCAGCTATTAACCTTAGGTGGTAGGCATCATAGTCAAACTCAACTAAAACCCCTGAGTCATGTCTACTAATAAACCTCGCCCTAGACTTGTCGTCTTTGTTTAATGCAGCATAGTTTACCCCATTGTTGGTGTTTGAAGGTCTACCGGTAAGTGTATACAAGTTGTATTTAGAATGTTCTGTGCCTGTTGTTGTGAATATGCCGTTATCTTCAATTGCTTCAAATAGCGGAGCAATCCTATCTATATATGTTTCTTCACATATTGCCTTAGGCATACCTGCTAGCACTCTGGAGTTTATTGCTTCCTGCTCTCTGTGCTTGTTTTTTGGTATAATCATATGAACATCATTTCTATTCCAGTACTTATGACTAAAAAATTTAAATATTGGTAGCTGAATGGTTTCCAGATCGGTGGCTTTCCCAGTGTTCAGGTAGCTACGAATTGAAATCTGCTTCAGGATATCCATATAGCCAATATACGAAATAAAAGCTATAAATAAAAATATTTATGAGGTTATTTTAGCTAGGTCATCTGCAGGAAGAACTAGCGGTAGTTCCGGAAATTTATCTTTGTGAATAGCCATAGACCTCTGGTTGGTGTCTATAATGCCAGTTTTAACAATTGTACCACTAGAATTAGGTATATCATTTAAAGGTCCAGATATTTTCCACACTAGCTTTATTGCTGCATACAAGTTTTTTAGAATTATGTCTTTTTTCTTGTAGATAGTATATGTTGGTTTTGAAACTTCATAAATAGTTTTTGTATATAGGTTTTTAACAAAGTACCTATTTATTCTTGAAATGGCGTAATCTTTTTCTAAAGGACTAGGTTTAAAGCTTACAGGATCGTCTAGGTGTTGGCCAAATGTAGGATGTAAGCCATTAAATTCTAATGCTTCTACGCCAAATTGAAATTCACTAAGCCTAGTAGAAGGTCTAGGATCGTCTACTCCTGAATATGGAAAACCTTTGTAATAGTGATATAGGCCTACATACTCTTTTCTAGTATCGACCAATATAAATTCCGAGCCTTGAGTGGAGTAGATCATGCTTTCTGTCCTACAGGTACCCCACTCCAGCTAGTAGCTTTTGCTATAGGTTTTGGTTTTTTTCTTTCGACCTTTTCAGCAGGAGGAAGCGGCTTTATTCTCAAAACAGTAGATAGTGAAGTGTCCCAGGAATCCCCACTTATGCTATGATCAATTCCAGTTACCATAAAGGTAGAACCATCATATCTTGCAGGAATTGGGTCTATAGTTAAAGAATGTCCCCACTTAAAGCCTCCAATACCATCCATTTTAAATGATAAGTTTATTGGAAGAATTGGAGGGGAATTTTGTACTACATCCTTATACGGGCTAAATGCCTGTAAAGCTTTGACTGAAGCTTTCATAGTGTCTATAGTGTCAGGATCTACACCTTTGACCAAATCTAACCAAGCATCTGTGTATTGCTCTTTAAGGTGTTCTAATTCAACATCAGGGTCATCTGTTTTTGGGGTTCCATGTGTGGTTCCATCTTCGTCAGTTTCACAATGGTTTTGGACTTCGGGAACCATTTCTCCCCATCCTGGGGTTCTGTCTTTTAGGCCTGCCCCAAATAAGCTAAACTCATCATTATTGGGTTCTGCCGATCCTCCATCTTTTTCTGGAACTTTTGAATTTGAACCATACATTATTTGGGCTTTAATATCATTAGAGACTTTGGTGTCAATTGTTACGTCTTTCATTATGCTGTGATTTCCATAAACACTAAGAGCATATGGGGTAACAGACTTTCCTAGAGATTTGGCATCAACAACAGTCATTAAAGCAGGGTTGTCTGGAAGTGGCGTTATAATTAGTTGCCAAGGATTTCCACAAGCTTGATTTATTCCATCTAAAACTTTATTTACTAATTCCTCAATGGTTTCAGATTCTAGAGCCATTCGTTGAAGAAATCTAACGTTAATGCATATATGAGCCAACCACCCTAGGTTTTTGTATGCATCTCCAGTTCTCGATACTTTAAAAGGCTTCATTTGGTTAAGACCTAGCATTTGCTCAAAGTCTAAAACATCGCCTGCGGCATTAGCCGATTTTTTTTCATGGACTAAGTCCCAAAAGTTTTGACCAGGTAGCATGCAAACAGTAGGATCTGCTGAAGTCATTTTATCCGGGTTTGCAAGAGTTGTCATGCGGGAGTCGAACCTATACGCAGACTTGACAGCTGTATTTCGATAGCTTGCTGGTGCCTGGTCAGCTGTTGTCCCTCCATTATTAGAGGTTTTAGCACCAGGGGCCTTTGGCAACAAAGCATCGTTTAGAAGCTCTTCTTCGAACCAAGCATAAGTTACAAATTTTTGGGCAGTCATTATTGACCCTCCACCTATAAATGATTTGAAGGATTCCCAGGTACTATTATCTGCTTTTTCTGCGTCGGACTGTTGTTTGTCCATTTTCATTGCAAAGCCCCAAGGCTTGCCGTATTTCGATCTGGACTTTCCCATAGGGATTACACTATCAGATGCCAAAAGCTGATTTAGTTTTCTAGATAAGTCAGACTCTTTTGCACAATTAGACCCATCTTCCTGTTCTTCAGTTTTACAACAAACAGCGTCTTTGCCGACTTTGGTGGATTCATGAGACATCATCATTTCTGCAGGAGATGAAAATGTTGTGGTACATGAATAAGTTCCGTTGGAGTCTTGAGTCCATGAAAAATTTGACACCACACCTTTTTCTGCGCCATAACAACCTTCGTTTATATCAGAAAGTTCAGCAGCTTTGGTTAAGAATTCATCAAACGTTAATGCATGGTCTGCAGCAGTCATAATATCTACCATCCTTCTACCAGATGGCTTTACCGTCCATCCATATTCAAGAACCACGGTTTTACCAAGAGACATAAAAAGTTTTTCAAGTTCTTCGAGATGCTTTAAGCTATAACATTTATAACTAACCTCAATTTTTTTAAGAGTTTTTAAAGTCCCTGTGTGCTTTATATCTGCAGAAACAAGTCCTGGCATTGGCGTTAACCTGGTGGTTGTGTCATATAAATCGTCTGTAGTGTTATTACTTTCTAGAGATTGAAAATCACTTAGTTTTCCATTTTGAAGTACGTTTGAAGTGAATCTTAGCCAAACCATTCTAGATGTTGTCCAAGCAAGGTTACTCCCTGGAGATTTGGCTGCAGCTATTCTATTGGTAAGAGATGTTTTCAGAGCTCCTGAAACCTCTATCATTTTCATAGCCATTATCGTTCTTCCTGGAGTTTTCTGTAAGAGGCTTGTATTTTTGTTATTTCTGTAGGTATTCTAAGTTGGATTCCCGGAGGAACTATCATACCATGCTTACCAAGGCCATTTGCTACTGCTATGATCCACCATAGGGTTTGGTCTTCATAATACTTACTGGAAAGAAGATCTAGCCTGTCTCCAGAATTACTTATTAAGTAAATATCACTTATGCTTCTTGGGATCACCGGGTAGATATTACTTTTAAATTGTCTGGGTTTACCCTCGTAGCGAATTTCTGGGTTGGATGCGTATCTACTCATTTTACACTCTCGTCAAATGCGGTTTTCCAATACCTGGTGCCTTTTGTAAAGAACCCACCGTCGGCGTTTGTTAATAGTTTATAGCCTAGATTTAATTTTATTACCATGGGCAATTCAGCTTTAGCGGTTTCTGTTCCAGCGGTCCCTAGGTTTATGTCCCAAGGAACATCTTCATCTACAGTAAAAGTTATTTTATCTATAATTACATTTTGATTTTTATAGAGATCTCCTAGTGTGAGTTGACAAAATGCGGCTTTTGCAAGACCACTGGTTGTTATTGATGGAGATGCCATTTGATAGAGGCTATTTAACCGAATATAATTTTGTTTTGCTTCTACTGCTGTGAATGAAACTATCATTAGATCATGAGAAACGTCTCTGGCTACACTATCAAACCTTTGCTGGGCCATTGTTCTTCCTGCATACTTAACTTCTGACCAACTGAATGAAGTGTTGTCAGTAATAGAGCCTAAGCCATAAGACCTGAATTTAATTTCCTCTGAACCTCTCGTGAGCTTTAAAGTAACGTAATCAGATCCTTTGCCGGCAACTTCGCCATATTGATCTGCCTCTCCTCCCGTAGATTTTCCATAGTCTATAAGACCAATTCTTGAATATGAGTTATCCGTAGCTTCATATTCAGTTCCATCTCTAAATGACCGAATAGCATTTGAAGAGTCGTTGGTTTTTCCCTTTCTAGTTATGCCCCCATAATCTAAAGCCCCATACTTTATAATAGCATCGTCACCACTTTTAGCTGGAATGTTAATTGGGTTAAAATCATCACCTAGTTTTTCAATACCTGGGCCTATACTTCCTACATAGTTTCCACCTTCTTTATATTTGCCTTCATATGAATCATCTCCGGTTTCTCCGATAGGCAGGTTTGTCCCTGTTGGAGGTTGATACATGACAATAACTTCACCATCAATTCTCGGGGGTTTGGAGGTTCTGTGGTTGGTAAAGCCTATTCCAAATACAGAGTTAGGTCCTCCTAATCCAGACATAGCATTTATTTTTTTACTACGATTAATATACCAATTGGTATTTTTTATTTTGTCAGCTACTTTTTGAATAAATGTCTTGTCTGAACTTACTTCTTCAGTTTCAGACGGTGCTATGACTAGCTCTTTAAAATGTCCGACATTTAGTTGACTTGCTATGCTAACTAGTCTATTTTGTCCGAGAAGGGCTTTGGCTTTAATTCTTTTTTCATAATTAATAGCTTCAAGATTAAGGGGCCCTAGACCATGACGATCAATATGAATCCCAAGCGCTCCTGCTGGAATCTGGGCTGCTGTAGCTAAAGGATTATATATTCTTCCTGCATTAATAGGCCCAGGAGCTAGGAATTCTCCTTTTGGATTCGACAATTGCAAGCCTGCTTGCTTTGCAATAAATAGAAGACCTTTTGGAGAGCCCATAAACTTAGCTATTCTGCCTGTGTCTATTACAGGAGCAGTTAAAAAGTTTATTTTATTTGAAGGGTTGTCTTGCCCTTTTTGGATTCCCCTTTGCATAAATGGCTGAGCCATCCATAATGGGGTTCTAATATTTTTATTTTCAGCTTCTGCTCGTATACTTTTAAATTCAGCTGCGCCAATATGAGTGTGGTAGTGGTCTGCCATTTTATTGGCAAAAGCGTCATTGGTTAAGTTTTCTAAAAATCCCATATCAAGTTCCCATTGGTCCACGAGCAAGAGCTATTACATCTCCAACTTTTTTACCGTCCATATTAACAACCCCTGGCTGGCTCATCAAATCTATTAGTATATCAAGCTTTTCTGCTATAACATTGCTACTATCGTCTTTGTCGCCCCCACCTGACATTCCACCTACTATAGCACCAACTCCCATTGCCAATCCACCTAGTAATAATAGTGTTGGTAGCATAGGGGTAAGCATTACTAAACTTGCCCCAAGAGACATAATTCCTAATCCCAGGATTCCAAAGGCTAGACCTAATGCTCCTATGCCTGATGCAAGTGGAGTTAGAATAGCCATACCTGCAGCAAGTCCTGTTATAATTTCAACTCCACCTACTAGTCCGAATAATCCCACCCCAACTGCTGCTATGCCAAAACCTGCTCCAAGAAGTATTAAGCCATAGCCGATAAGCGGCATAATTGGTATTGCTGGTGCAAAGGTTAAGAGCCCCATCGATAGTTCGGGTAGCATTGGTATAAGTAACAAGAAGTTTGGTATTGCTTGACTTACAATGTTAAGAGCAATTGCCAACACTAGCATCGCTCCAGCAACTATCAACATTGCTGCAGCACCTGCGATGATTGCTAGAGCTCCTACTCCTGACATCATGATCGCTCCAAGTAGAGCTACCGCTCCAACTAGAGCCAACATCGAAACAACTGCCATACCTACTGCCTCCCAACTTACACCCATGAATTCCTGTACTGCTTTAGCAAATACAAATACAGCTGCTGCTACTATTACCATTGCTGCAGCACCTTGAATTACCTTTTTCATGTCTATTTTAGCCATGCCTTTCATCATACCTCCACCAGGGGCCTCTTCTCCGCTATCACCTAGCTTATCCATTATTTTGTCTTTACCTTTGTCAAGTAGATCCCCACCCTTTTCTTCGACCATGTCTTTTGCTTTATCTTTTAGATTATCTACTGGAGTTTCTGCCTCTCCGCCGCCGCCAAATAATTTTTTCCAACCTAGGTGAGCTTTTTCTTTAAGCCAATGAGCGACATCCTTTCCATATTGTATACCTTTTTGAATGCGTTCTTTTATTCTCATCTTATCCGAGTTTATCAACATATTACTCGTTGCTGATAATAGGCCCATATTATTTTTAATAGTTTTCCCAGTACCCATTATAAATCCTAGGGATTTTTCTAAAGTGCTTGCTTCGACAAGTCCCATTTCGATTTGCTTTTCCTTATTTCCAATCATGGATTGCATCGTTGCAAGATCAACTCCAGCAGCATCAGCAAGGGCTTTTCTTTGGATAACCGACATTTTTTCAAATTCTGCTATACCACCTACTTGTTGGAGAATAGCTTTAGTTGCTCCTACAGTATCTCCTGCCATAGCTAGTTGTCTGGCTCTATCAAATGATATTTGGCGACCTAGTAGCACAGAAACCTGCATTTCTTTTTCTATAGATGTTTCTATATCCAAAATGCTAGTCATCATCTGATCTATAGCAGCCATATTTGTGCCGAGCTTGGCTGCTTGTACTGCAGTTTCTGCCATCGATAAAGCACTCTTACCACCAAACTTTGCCATAAATTCTGAGCTTTGAGCCATGTCCTCCATGACCGCTCCTGGAGCAACATTATTAGCTTTGGCTAGGTTGGCTACACTTAGCATCTGGTGTTTAACCATTTTGTCAGATTCATTAGACATTAATTTAATCTGTTTAAATAGCTTGGCTCCAGATGCTTCTGATACTCCATAAGTTTTGCTCAACTTTGCAACAGCGACAATTGCTGTTGAAGTTACACTATCGAGGTCGCCCATTTCAGTAGCTAGGGCTCCTGCAGCTTTTGCAGACTTTTCAAAGCCAATACCGAGTAGCATTCCACTGCCAGCTGATTTGGCCAAAGTTCCTGCCATTGCTAGACCCTGGGTGTATGATAGCCCCATTGAGTGCTGGGCATCCATTAAAGTGCCCGATATCTCCATTGCTTTATCAGCTGCAGCCACCAAAAATAATCCTTTGGCTATTTTAGGGTCAGTGGCTAAATCATAAAATTGTTTAAATTTCTTTTTAAAGTAATTTATTTTATCATTAATTGCTGCCTGTTGTTCTATTTCTTTCCTTTTTAACTTTAAAGCTTTTTCTGCCATTTTAACAGATTTGTCATTTTCGAGGGCTTCGCTTTCAAGAAGGGTCTTCATTTCTTTTTCAAGACTTCTAGTCTTTTCCCTTACAGCAAGTAGTGCTTTGGTAGAACTATAGCTCTCCCCCATAGCTTTGGCCAGATCTCGGACCGTTCCAATTCTTTCTTTTTCAGCATCATTAAGAGCATTAGTTGTCCTGAGATGCTTGTCTAGAGCTGCTTGAGCTTCTTTATGGGAGGGGTTCTTAGCCATCTAACCTTAGCTATATTTTTTATTTAGTCTTGCAGCTGCTTTATACGATTTTTTAATATCAGCTTCTTGTTTTCTAATTCGATTGACTAATTTTTTTGCTTCGGGAGATTCTGAAGCTAGCGCATCCATTCCGTCAATATACATTTGGGAATTTGTATTTAGAAGGACTCCTTTTATGTGATCCATAATACTATCAAATATCCCTTCTTGTAATTTATTGGGATGTTTTGCCATTTGGGCCAGAATTACAGGCCTTAATGCTTTTCTAAGTTTTTTCTCATTATCCATGGCTACTCCTATGTAGATCTATTCAAGTATAAATATCACTAATTTGGAGTTTTGGTTGAATTAGGGTATCTTGGAGGAGGAGTTCTAGACTTGTTTCCTTTGCTTGCTTTTTCCTGAGCTTCTTTCTCTTTCTTAAGCTGGTCAGATAGGGTCTTATAATAGAAAGTTCTTAGGTATACTGGAAGGGTGTAGACATCAGTGTGCGTAAATGCACCTTGAGAATGGTATGCTATCTCAAAGATTTGTTTGTGTAGAATGGGCTTGTAATCAAGCCCTAGGCCAAAAAAATTGGACGTTCATTGGCATCTGAACTGTTGGGTCTTCGTGACCACAGCTTTCACATTCGAAGTCAATCGTCATGTCTACGTCGGGAGATACTGTGTCTAGGTACTGACGGAATGCTAGAGAATCTCTAGAAAGAAATTCATTGTCAACAAACGATCTAATTGCCGTTTTGTCTTCTTCACCATCTATAGCTACAATCATATATTTAAACCGACTGGTTAATTCATATGTTACTCCGTTGCCACCAACCTTTCTTTTTTTCATTCTTTTTGCTTCTGCTTCAACTAGCTTTTCGTCAGCGTGAGTTAGAATTTTAAATGTTAAGGTTTTTTTAGCTATTGGAAGTTTAAATGTAAATCTTCCTTCACTGTCTGGGGCATCACCTTCTAGGATTTTATTTTCTAAAGATGTTAAATCGACAGTTTGTTTGTGTTTAGCTCCACATGCAGGACAGGCCATTTCTACTGGATATTCAGCACCATATCCTAGCACTCTTGCTGCTACCATAATTGCATTTTTATCGCCAGTAACTAAGTCATTATAGTTTACAGATTTACCTTCACCATTGCTTACGATCAGAGCTCTAAGTAGTGTGTCAATAACTAAGCCTTTTTGGATCAAATTAGAAGATGTTAGGATATCTTCTTCTTTAGCAGTCATATACTTCATTTCAACCTTACCTGAGGATAGTGCACTATTTTCAGGATATAAAGTTCCTCCACTTGGAAGATCTATAATTTCTGTTGGGAATTTAGACTCTTTAATTAGAGTTGTATTAGACTCATTTGCAAGTTGTTGCTTTAGGTCGTCTGTGGAAAGGGCTTTGCCCGGGTAATCGTCTGTAACTTTATTCATAATTAGGTTCCTTTGAAGGTTCGTATATATAAATATATGACAATAAAAAAAGCTCCATAAAGGAGCCTTTCTTAAATATATTATTTAATCTTAGTATTGTAAGATAGCGTGATCGTATCTGATGTCTAAGGAAATCATTAGAGGAGTTCCATCCTCTTCATATGATAAATCTCCAAATGTTGCTTTTGTTATGAAAGCACCTTTAAGATTCCACTCTTCAACCTTATCACCTACTGGACCTAACACATTAATTGTTATATCCTTTTTATACATATCAGAATAGCCATTTCGGCCAGTAACTGATTCGTGATGTAGTCTTACCCATTCCATAACGGCTTGTGCTCCAGACGGAACAATTGGATCGTAAAGTTCCATGCCTGTTATTGCATCCCATTCTGACCTACCTTTGATGTATCTGGTAGTGTTCATATGCTTGATTGCAGTTTCACCATTACTAATACTAGGCCTTGGGCACTTGCGTATAAGATATGATGGTATTCCGTCAACATACATGATAAACCTATTTGCAACCTTAGGTTCAAAATTAGTGTGCATCAGTTCTGTTGGGTCTATTAAATTTGCCATTTAGTGTTTCTCCTTGTATATAAATATCTTAGTCTTCGAAAGTTGCGCCAGTTGGCATGATGTTAAAGTCAACTACGATAAACTCTGCAGCTTTTGCAGGCTGTAAGAAAATCTCTCCTTTCATGATATTTCTATCGATTAGATCTGGAGTGTTGTTAGACTCATCCATAACTACTTTAAAAGCATATAGACCTTGGTTTTGTTGAACAGATTCCATATATGGATTAACTGAACCTAGGAATCTATTGCGAGTAGCTGCTGTGTTGTTCTCGAATACAAGGTATTTAGAAGTACTAGCTATGAATTTCTTAAGATTGATTAATAATCGACGTACATTCACACGATCAAGAGCAGAAGCTTTCTTTTGAAGAGTCTTTTGACCCCATACGCAAACGCCTTCTCCTGGGAATGTTGCTAGAGGATTTACATTGTCCTCATATAAAGTGTCACGGTTTGCATGTGTTAGCTTACGCTCTGCTTGAACTACAGTTTCTAAACCACCTCGGTTAAGTCCTGCAGGAGCATACCATTCAGCAGCAACTTTATCATTAAAGGCATAAATACCAGGAATAAGAGTTGAAGGTGGAACCCAGCAATATTTACCATTTGCATTTGTTTGTACCCAAGGCCAATACATAGCTGCATAGCTTGTGTCAAGGGTACCGCCTTCTGTTTCTACTGTTGAAATGTTTTGTTTGGCTAAACAAGGATCAATAACAGCAAAGCAATCACCTCTTGTTTCACAAGCAGTAATAAGCTGATTAGTTAGAATTGCATGATCTTGAGTATTGATCCCTGGCATTGAAATTAGATTAACATCATACTCATCGGCATTACTTAGTAGCTTGATAGCATTTGAATATGCATTATATCCTTTTGAGCCAGTTGCACTTAAAGCCGGAGCGAATCCTTGGATGTTAGCTGCTGTCATGTTTTCAAAGAATAAAGGAGTTGCAGAACTAGTTCCTCCGTTAGCACCACCTGTAAATGTACCTGAGGTTGCAGCTGGTATCATATTAGAAAATGCTGCTGAGCTTGTTGCTCCATTGGCATCAAGATAGTTAGGAGTCTCATAGACATCACTAACATAAACATACTTTGACTTGTTTTGGTAGTTCCCATTTGGTTGGAGGTAAGTGCCATCATCAGTTTTTAATTCTTGATACTGATCTCCGATCATTTTACCAATAAAGTTTGACTGATTTGGATCTAGGCTTAGGCCTGACCAAGTCTCTAAAATAGTTTTGCGTTTAGATGTGTCATCTCCACGACGAATTAGAAGAGTAAAAGTACCTTTTGCAGTACTAGGATTAGTAATCTCAAACCTTAGGTTGTCTTTTGTTCCATTTGTTAATAGATCATTGGTTCCTGAAGAGCCTGAGCTGTTCATGCCTG